GTCTAATTCAGTCAGATGAGTTAGCAGAAGACGACGTCTTTGAAACAGAGATTGATGATGATCAACAAGGCGACTTCGCTGATGACATTACCTCTAAGCAAGGCGAAATCCAATCTGAAGAGATGTTCTCCGAAGATGGCGAAGACGAAATGGGCGACGACGAATTCGGAACTAGCGATGAACACGCTGAAGACGAATACGGCGACGAAGGCGACGAAGAGCAATTCGGCGATGAACAAGGCGAAGACGGCGAAGCAGGCGATATGTCAGCTATGCAAGATGCAGTCCTTGACGTTGAAGATGCGCTAGATGAATTGAAATCTTTATTTGCTGAACTTCAGTCAGATGAAGAAGCTGAAGAAATGGGCGGCGAAGAACAATTCGGCGGCGAAGAAGAAATGGGCGGAGAGTTTGGCGGCGAGCAGGAAGAAGAAATTCCAACTGAAGAGTCACTAGGCGAAAGCACAGACTTAATCGCAGTTGCTAAACCAACACACGGTGACAACGGTCAGAACACACGTAGCCCAGTTGCAGCTAATAGCGGCGCTAAGGGTATGGCTTCTAAACCAGTCTCAATGGGTCAAGGTACAGGCGAAGCAGGCGGGAAAGCGGCTCCAGCTAAGGATATGAATATCCAAGCAGGTAACCGTCCAGGCCAAAAAGCAGCTCCAGTATTACGTCAAGTAAAAGCTCCAGCAAAACCAGCTCCAGCAACAGGACGTAGTCCGATTGCAGGAAAATAATATGTCATATATACCACTTTTAGAATCACTGACATTTGATCAAGCTCGACTAGTAGTCGAGAGTGTAGAGGGCCGCGACGGTAAGTCTAAGGACCTTTATATGAGTGGTATTTTTATTCAAGGCGGCGTGCGCAATCAAAACCAGAGAGTATATCCTGTTAATGAAATTACACGTGCCGTTAAAAGTATCGAAGAACGTATCAAAACTGGTTTCTCAGTTTTAGGCGAAGCAGATCATCCCGATGACTTGCAAGTAAACCTAGATAGAGTTAGCCATATGATTACGGAAATTTATATGGATGGACCAAACGGTATTGGTAAGTTAAAAATTCTTCCAACACCAATGGGCAACATTGTAAAAACATTACTGGAAAGTGGTGTTAAATTAGGTGTTAGTTCACGTGGTTCAGGCAATGTCGCAGACAATGGTGAAGTCAAAGACTTCGAAGTTGTAACTGTTGATATTGTAGCAAATCCAAGTGCTCCTCAAGCATATCCAAAAGCAATCTATGAGCAAGTAATGATGCACCGTCGTCAAAAGCAGCTTATGGACGTTGCAGGCGCGGCCAGATATGACAGTAAAGCACAAAAGTACCTCGAGGATGAGGTATTAAAGTTAATAAAAACCTTAAAGATCTGATCTAGGAGAATAGTATGACTGCTTTTCCAGAACTACTCGGTTCAGAGGTAATCTCAGAAGATGTTAAGGTCAAACTTCAAGAGGCTTGGGACACTAAGCTAAATGAGGCTAGAGCTGAAATCACAGCGACATTACGCGAAGAATTTGCACAACGTTACGAACACGATAAAGGCCTGATTGTTGAGTCGATGGACCAAATGATCGGCGAAGCTATTACAGCTGAACTTACCGAGTTACGTGAAGACCGTGCAGCACTATCCGCAGCTAAAGTTGCTTACGCTAAAAAAATCCGCGAACATAATGAACTATTAAACAAGTTTGTTATGGAAGCATTAGCTAAAGAAATCGGTGAACTACGACACGAACGCAAAGAACAAAAATCCAATGTTGGAAAACTTGAAGAATTTGTTCTACACAGACTAACCAATGAACTCAATGAACTACGTGAAGATGAGGTCGCATTACGCGATGCTCGTGTACGTTTAGTTACAGAGGGTAAACAAATTATCGCATCAGCAAAGACGAAATTCGTCAAAGAAGCCGCATCCCGCGTCGAGAGTGTTATCAGTAAGACTCTAAAGACCGAGATTACGCAACTTAAAGAAGACATCCAAGTTGCCAAGCAAAACACTTTCGGTCGCAAGATTATGGAAGCATTTGCCGCAGAATATATGTCAAGTCACTTTGCAGATGGCACTGTAGTTAAAAAACTCAGTGCACAACTTAGCACCGCTAAGTCAAAACTTGACGAAAGTCAAAAGGCGTTAGCCGCTAAGGATAGCCAAATTGCCGATGCTCAACGTAAGACTCGTGTCGCAGAAGACACAAGCAAGCGTGGAGCTATTATGCAAGAACTTATGGTCACCTTGGCCAGAGAGAAACGTGAGATAATGGAAGATCTGCTGACCACAGTACGAACTGACAATCTCAAAGAATCCTTTGAAAAATATTTGCCCGCTGTACTAGACAATAAGGTTGCTGCGAAATCAGCTAAATCCAACCTTGTCGAGAGCAAGTCATTGCAGAAGACTGCAATTACGGGTAACAAGATTGCAAATAGTGAAGGTAAAACAGCAACAGCTGATATACTATCACTAAGAAAACTTGCAGGAATTTAAATTAAAGTAAGGAATATTAGCAATGTCTAATCAACTTTTAGAGTCAACAAACTGGTCAGCTACGAAAGAGGCGCTACTAGAAGGACTACAGGGCAACCGTAAGTCCGTAATGGAATCTTGCCTAGAAAACACTCGCAGCTATTTGTCTGAGAGCGTTACAGCTGGCGCAACAACAAGCGGCAACGTAGCCGTATTAAACAAGGTTATTTTACCTGTAATTCGTCGAGTGATGCCAAGCGTTATCGCTAACGAAATTATCGGTGTTCAACCAATGACAGGCCCAGTCGGTCAGATCCATACATTACGTGTACGTTACGCTTCAACAAGCGCAGCTGGCACTACTGCTGGTGAAGAAGCACTAAGCCCATTCAAAATTGCCAAAGCATACTCTGGTAACCAAGACGCTGCAAATCCACGTGCAGCATCAACAAGCGCATTAGAAGGCGAAGCTGGTAACAAACTAAGCATCCAAATCTTGAAGCAAACTGTTGAAGCTAAGACACGTCGTCTAAGCGCACGTTGGACCTTCGAAGCTGCACAAGATGCACAAGCTATGCACGGTCTAGACGTAGAAGCAGAAATTATGGCTGCATTGGCACAAGAAATTACAGCTGAAATCGACCAAGAAGTTCTAGGTTCCCTATTAGCTCTTTCTGGTACAGCAGTAAGCTCATTTGATATGAGCGCAGTTAACTCTTTCACTG